GAAGCAAACGAAAGCAAAGCTAAGCAAAATGAAGCAAACGAAAGCAAAGCTAAGCCTACTAAAGACATAAGACATAAGACAGAAGACATAAGACATAAGACAGAAGACAATAATGGGATAACCCCCATACCCCCTTGTGATGGCTTTGATGTTTTCTGGAAAGTGTATCCACGTCACACCGCGAAAGAAACCGCTGTGAAAGCGTGGAAGAAACTGAACCCGCCAAAGGAATTGCAGGAGAAGATCGTAACGGCAGTAAAAGACTATGCTGCTTCTCCGCAATGGAAAAAAGACAATGGGCAATATATCCCTCATCCGGCAACGTTTTTGAACCAAAGGCGTTGGGAGGATGAAGTCCCCTGCGCTTCATCATGGGATAATCCGGTCTACGAGAAACTGTGCTTGCCGAAAAAGCTGTTTTAGGTTCTGCGCTTCTCGGTCGTGAGGCTTTAGAGAGAATATGCGGGGAATTGAGGCCTGACGACTTCGAGAGGCCGGAACACCAAGAGATATTTTCCGCTATCCTTGCGCTTTTCAACGCAAACGAGCCGGTAGACCCCGTAACGGTAGCTGACAAGCTGGGCGGCAGGGCCGGAGGGATACAGTACATCACGGAAATAGTGACCGGCACTGTATCAGCAGCAAATGTGGATTATCACATCAAGGTGGTGCTGGAGGAATCCAGGAAGCGACACGCCATTTCGGGACTGCGGGAAGTGGTCAAGGACATGAAATCGGGAAAGGACGAGGGATACCTTGACCGTATGCAGGGCGTTATAGACGCTGTACGGGCGCGTGGAGGGCGTAAAGTAAGCAGGGTAGGGAAAGACTTTGACGCGGCCCTATATGGGCTTATAAACGGCGCTGAGGGGCTTACAACGGGGTTTCAGGTTCTCGACCAGACGTTAGGCGGGTTGAAAAGAGGACATTTAACCATCATCGGAGCCAGACCGTCAGTAGGCAAGACCTCACTTGCCATGAATATAGCCGTGAATATGGCGTTGTTCGACAGGACGGTAGCGGTGTTTTCGCTGGAAATGCCGAGGGAGGACGTGCTTCAAAGGGCGATCATCAGTTATGCGAAGTGCAGCCGTGATGAAATGTTCAGCGGCGGTCAGGAAGCGGTTGACAGGATACAGAACGCCGTAAGCAAGCTGAGCGCGACAAGGCTGTATCTGTCGGATAACGCCTATACCGTGGAGGCAATAAGGTCACAATGCTACGCGATAAAGCAGCAGGAACGGGAATTAGACCTGATTGCGATTGACTATTTAGGGCTAATACAATCCAGCCTGAGGAACCGCACACGGGAAAATGAGGTATCCGACATAAGCCGAAAAATAAAGCTTTTGGCGAAGGAACTGAATGCCCCTGTCGTTCTTCTGTGCCAGCTCAACAGGGCGATAGAAGGCCGTAACGATGGAAGGCCGAGACTATCGGACTTGCGGGAATCGGGAGCCATAGAGCAGGACGCAGACGAGGTGTTATTCCTTCACCGCCCCGACCCGCAAAGCGAGGACGCGAGCATTATCGTAGCGAAGAACCGAAACGGGCGAACCGGGGAACTAAGCGTGAAATGGTACGGAAAGTATTTTCTGTACGAAGATGAAATTGTGAAATGGGAGGAACTATGACAGAAGAACTCGCAAAGTGGATAACGCAAACCATATTCCAGAGCGTGATGGACAACATGAAGGACGGAAAGGCCGTTGTAAGTGTTAATGGCGTTACCGTGTTGACCTTCACCGAAAACGGTAACGGCTGGGATATACACTGGGATGAGTAAGGCGCAGAGAGAAAAAGGCAAAGCCGGAGAACGGGAGCTTGCCGCCCTGTTCCGTGAATACGGGTTCAATGCCCGGCGAACTTCCCAATACTGCGGACAAACGGGGGACGCATCGGACGTGATAGGTTTACCTGGTTTTCACGTTGAGTGCAAACGCTGCGAGACGACAAAAATCCATGAATGGATGGCGCAGGCGAAGCGCGATGCAAAGCCGGAGCTTATACCGGCGGTGTTCCACCGAAGGAGCCGCGAAAAGTGGTTAGTAACTATGCAAGCGGAGGATTTTTTGAGGTTGTATGAAGCAAACGCTATGTTGGACGTGCCTGAGAGCGACAAATAAACCCGGTTTAGGGTGCAGTTGGAGCCGCCAAGACGGGATACCCGTTAAAGGCTGGAACGCAAGACCGACAACGATAAACTGTCGCGATAACAGCGGCTGGGATGGTGGAAGCTACCACGTCAGAGAATGCCCGTTATACTTGGCGGATGGAAAAAAGGACGAGACAGGTTGCAGGGTTTATGTACAGCAAGGCGAAGAAAAGTTGACGGTAAGGGAAATGGCTGAGAAGGCTGGAATATCAGAATTTACAGTACGAAAAAGAATCAAGAGGGGGATTTATGAAACTGCAAGCGTATGAGTTTTACGAAATCCACGATGGAAAAGAGAATTATCGAAAGACCTTTACCACTCTCAAAGCGGCGAAGAAATACTACACCCGGATGACGATGCAGGGCGCACTTTTAAGGGCAAGGGTTGACGGTAAGCAATTACTTATTCACGAAGCGGACGAATTATTCAGGAGCAACGATGAAGTACAGCGAAATAGTAGACCATTACGGCGCAAAGCATCAAGCCATTAAAGCCGTTGAGGAGCTGAACGAGCTTGCCGTTGAACTTAGTAAGTGGGTGAACGGCCAAGGCAGCAGAAAGAAAATCCTCGAAGAGTGCGCGGACGTGGAAATTATGCTGTGGCAGATGCAGACAATATTCGGGGATTGGGACGACTGGAAAGCCTATAAATTAGGCAGAGTAGAGGGGCGGATATGGAAAGAACAAGGATAAACGCAGAAGGAAAAGAATTATTTGCTTCTCTGTACGCCGTTGAAAATATCTTAAAGGTGTACGAAGAAAAGTATCACTGGCTGGTAGACCGTATTCCTAACGGCTGGCGAAATTTCCGATTGGCGCAGAGCAATATTGAGAAAATCAATACTGCGTTGATAGATACGATACCTGTTGAGCAGCTTATCACGCTGAAAAAGCAGTTAGATTTGACCGACATACAGATAGGCATTAAAAGCCCCGCCGGACGGAGTAAAAATTATTGGGTGATGAGCTATGACGATTTAGCCGACCTTGCCGATGCCGCCACAAAAAACGAGTGCTTTTGTTGTGACGGCGCTAAACATAATTGCCGACTGCGGCAGATACTCAAGGATTTACCCATACAGGGCGTAAGCAATCTTGTTGTGGGGTGCTGGAAGGACGAATGACATGTACGGAAGCAGAGGAGAAAATGAGCAGTGAAAATACCTGAGAGCGTACGCATTGGTGGCGTGGAGTATGCCATTTCTTACGTAGAAAACCTACGGTATGGAAATCAACTTGCATATGGACACATTGATTATGACAACTGCAAGATTGAGCTATCGGCCACAGACGGCACTGGCCATCAAAAACGATGTCAAACCCTGTTACATGAGATTCTGCATGGTATCCAACAGCACGCAGGGTTGGAGATTAAGAATGAAGAAGCGGTGATAGAAATGTTCGCAAAGGGTATTTATCAGGTGTTACAGGACAACGGCGGCAGATTGTTTGATTTAATGGAAACGGACAAGAAAGGAGAGAACGATGATAAAGTACACGCAAGCGGATTTTGACAACTTTAAAGTAGACGAGTATGGCCACAAGATATGCCCTGCTGGGGATTATACCGCAATAAAAGGCTTTGGTGAGCAGTGCAGCTTTGGTGAGCAGTGCAGCTTTGGCGCGCTGTGCAGCTTTGGCGAGTGGTGCAGCTTTGGCGCGCTGTGCAGCTTCGAAAATGGAGCTGTAAAAGATGGCCGGTATGTTGCCGTGGATAGAATAGGCAGCGAAAACCGAAAGGCCTATTTCTATGTGGATGAAAACGGCAATATGTTTGTCCGTGCCGGGTGTTGGTTTTCGGATATGGACGCATTTAAAGAAAGGGTTAAAGAGGTACACGCTGGAACAATACACGAAAAGACATATCTGGCGGCTTGCGACTTGGCAGAGCTAATACTGAAAGGCGGTAACGAGAAATGACGCGAGAAGAAGCAGCAAACATACTTGACCCGGAAACTACTCTTGAAGCCTATGCCAAGATTAGTTATTATGGCGGCTTTGAAGGCGAAAACGTTTGGCAAGATGCCGTAAACGAGGCTTGCCGCATGGGAGCCGCCGCTCTCCGCGAGCTGGACGAATACAAAAAGGCAGAATCTGAAGGGCGGCTGGTGGTGCCGCCGTGTAAGGTGGGGAGTATGATATATCGTTTCCAAAGATATTTTGATGATGCCACACTTACAAGCAAAATAAAAATAAAGCCTTGCGAAGTGGAAAGCGTTTCAATCGAAAGCTTAATGACAACTGACCATGTATTTTTACTGTTTAGTGACTTTGGCAAAACAGTATTCTTCACCCGGAAAGAAGCTGAAAAGGCATTGGAGGGCAACAATGGCCAAAAGCGATAACGATTATTATAACTACTTACTCTCATGCGGATTTGATGAACAAGAAGCTCGACAAAAACTGAAGGAAAGGGAAATTATGACTGATTTATACCAAGGCAAAAAAGAGCCGAGAGAAATTACAAGTCAAGCATACCAATTGAGCCAAAAACGGCTAACGAAAGACGTTCAAGATTTTTTATGGGGAGGGAGGTACTGACAATGAGTAAAGAATATATAACCAAAAGCGAGGCGATAGAAGCTGCCTGCGATGCAGTGGAGTTATTTCCCTCGGAATATCAAGAGATAGAAAATGCCATTAACAGGGTTGTTGCTGATGTTGCTTTGGTTGTGAGCACAACGGAGCTTGAAGATTTGAGAGCCAAGTATCAGGCGCTCGTTGCAGCAAAAGACAAGAACAGCGGAGATGCGGCTGAAACGTATACAACCGGGTATCGTTATGGTCATAGAAGCGGGCAGATTGAATTGCTCCAACAGATTCTGAATATTTGCGATAGTACAAGTGAACCGGAGGAATAAAATGAGTAACTACATCAGCCGGGAGGCAGCGAGTGCAGATGAGCACAAACACAAAATAAAAACATCATTCGCCAGAATTATTGTGGAAGGGACACCTGCAAAGCCATATTACAACATTGAATACTTTGACCCAACGGATAAGGAATACCATATTGGGTTTGGCTCGTACTACCTCGATAATGTGTTTAATTGGTTTGCAGAGGAATTCGAGATCACAGAATCCCACACAGACACTGACACTGACTGCATCAGCAGAGCAGCGTTGATTGCCCGATATGATGCTGAGCATGTTGGTTCACCGGGTAGAGCGAGGGAATTGATTGTAACTGCACCTGCTGCCGATGTTGTCGAAGTGGTGCGGTGTGAAAACTGCGTACATTATCATCCTTGCCAAGCGGAGCTGACTGATGGCAGTGCGCCGGATTGGGGCATCTGCGACCAGCCGTGGTTTAATGACGATGAAACGACGTTGATGAGATGTTTTACTGCGCTTCGGGCGAACGGAGGGAGGACGGAGGGACAATGAGTGATTGCATTAGTCGGAAAGCAATTATAGACAGGGTGGAAAAACAATATTGTGCCCCATGTAAGCGGCAAGACGGTGATCTTGATGAAGACCATTGCTGTTCTTGTGTGATTAATGACGTGCTTGAAAAGGTACGAAGAATCCCTGCCGTTGATGTTGCCCCGGTGCGGTCTTGGAAGTGGGTAATCAGAAATAAATAGAAGACGATGATTGGGAAATATTACCTGAATGGACTTGCCCTGTATTTCAATAGTGCACAATCCTACTGGGGAGTTGAAGGATTTTAAGGAGGAATGGAAATGATTAAAGTTAAGTATTCGGCACTTGTTGAAATTAAATTTGAAGTGAGTGAGCAAGTCTCCGGGGTTATGTCGTTTGAAGAGATAGCAAAGAGATTCGATGGTGGCAGATTTATGGATGATGGTGTACGACATTGTATTACAGAAGGATTTAACAATGTGGGTTTGACCGTAAAGGTAACACGAAAAAACGCTGAGCTATGGAAAGAGGATTAAAGAGTGACAAAACAGGAGGAATGATTATGAACGAAGTAAAAGACTACCCACCTTATCTGGACTACCCAAAATCATACACAGCGAGTGCGGATGAGCACAAACACAAGATAAAAACATCATTCGCCAGAATTGTCGTTGAAGGAACACCTGAAAAGCCATATTACAACATTGAATACTTTGACCCAACGGATAAGGAATACCATATTGGGTTTGGCTCGTACTACCTCGATAATGTGTTTAATTGGTTTGCAGAGGAATTCGAGATCACAGAATCCCACACAGACACTGACACTGACTGCATCAGCAGAGCAGCGTTGATTGCCCGATATGATGCGGAGCATGTTGGCCCACCGGGCAGAGCAAGGGAATTGATGGTAACTGCGCCTGCTGCCAATGTTGTTCCGGCTGTGGAACTTGAAGATTTGAGAGCTAAGTATCACGCGCTCGTTGCTGAAAAAGCCAAGAATAGCGGAGACACGGCCGAAACGTATACAACCGGGTATCGCTATGGTCACAGAAACGGACAGATTGAATTGCTCCAACAGATTTTGGGCATTTTCGATGGTGTAAGCGAGCTGGAGGAAACAAATGAGTAAAGAATATATAGACCGCGAAGAAGTGATAAAAATTCTAGAACAGTACGACCTGTCGAGCGGATCGACGCTCGGTTGTCATAGCGGTGCAATAGAGTGCGCAATATCCGCGATAGAGATGTTGCCCGCCGCCGATGTTACCCCGGTGGTGCATGGACGGTGGATTGAAAAAACGGCACATGATAGGCGGCAGTATTTTGAATGCTCTAATTGCGGAAAGCAAGAGAATAAACATACTGCTATCAGAGGCGGGTTTTGTTGGAACTGCGGGGCAAAAATGGATGAGGAGGAAACTAATGAACTGGATTAGCGTTAGGGATAGACTACCTGAAGACCAAGTGGAAGTGCTGGTGGCCACCAGAAGCAAAAATGGCGTGCGAAATATTGACAAAGGGTATCTGGCAATCGACCACTTTATCCATCGTGGACGCGCCGAGGTTACTCACTGGATGCCATTGCCGGAGCTACCAAAGGAGGAAAAATGAAACGAGTAATAGCAATAACAATATTAACCCTGCTAACCCTCGCCCTGTGCGGATGCAACGAGGCTGAGGCTGGCAATCATAGACTGTGGATACTGGATAGGGGTGCGATGTATGGAATATATGTCGATAACCTCACGGGGGTACAATACCTAAAAACATACCAAGGCGGCGTGTGCGTAATGGTAGACACAGAGGGGAAGCCGCTGATATGGGAGGGTGCGGAATGAGCTATGAATTACTGCGGCCTGATATATGGGAGTGTATACGGCGCGGGGGCGGATACTGCCCCTGCGCGATAATCAAGGATGAGGAAAGCAGATGTATCTGCAAGGAGTTCAGAGAAGGTCAGGAAACTAAATGCCATTGCGGCGTATGGAGGAAACATGACGATAGGGCAGAGGATACGAATGTACCGAGAAAAGAAGGGCAAGTCGCGGGCTGCGATGGAGCGCGAAACCGGCATAAGCGCGGCGACCATTTATCACTATGAGATGGACAGCATGGAGCCGACCGCGAGCAGAATCATATGGTTGGCAGATTATTTTAACATAACGGCAGATGAATTGTTAAGGAGGAACCAATGACGAAACGCGAACAACGGGCATACATCAGGCGGTTGCTTGTTCGTTGGGGGAAAGCCAAGAGAAACGCGAAAGAAATAGATAAAAAAATAGCCAGTATCAAAGAGAGAATGGAAGCGGTAGCGGATATTCGCCCACAGGTTTTATCGGGTATGCCGCACGGTAGCGACATTACCGACCCGACCGCCCGGAGTGCTATAAAGCTCATGGCGGCAAAGGAGCGGTATAATTTGCAAATGGCTGAAATGCTGGAAAGAATAAACGATGATATGTCATTCGTAGCGTTCATGGATGCCGCATTAGATGAGTTCCCCGCGAACCAGAGAAGGGTAATCGAGTTGAAATATAACTTTTACGAACACTTCTATTCGCGGGATATGCCGTCTAATACCAGGGTAGGTGTAAAAATGGATAAATCCCCCAAGGCAATAGAGCACCTTGAAGAACGTGCGATAGACAGAATGATGAAATACATAGACATACCGGAGTGAGATAAATACATGAAAGGAGTTACAATGAACGAACTACAGATATTTAATAACAACCAGTTTGGAGAGATAAGGACTACTATTAAGGACGGCGAACCGTGGTTTGTGGCGTCTGATGTATGCAAAGCTCTTGAATTAGAGCAGGTGAGCCGTGCAATGGACAGGCTGGATGAGGATGAAAGGGGGTTACTAAAAGTAACCCACCCCCAAAGCCCCACAAAAACACAAGAAGTGAACGGCGTGAATGAATCCGGCCTCTATCATCTTGTACTTTGTTCTACTAAACCGGAAGCCAGAGCATTCAAGCGGTGGATAATTCACGAAGTTCTGCCCTCAATCCGTAAACATGGTATGTACGCCATACCGACCACGATAGAACAGATGATAGCCGACCCCGCCAACGCCATAAAGGTGTTTTCAGCCCTTAAACAAGAGCAGGAGCGGCGGAAGGAGCTTGAAGCGACAGTAGAACACAACGCTCCTAAAGTGCTGTTTGCGGAGGCCGTGCAAGCCTCACACGATAGTTGCTTAGTGGGACAGCTTGCAAAGATGATACGCCAGAACGGGAAGCCCATAGGGGCTAACAGAATGTTCACATGGTTGAGGGATAACGGCTGGTTATGCAAGAAGGGCGAAAACTGGAATATGCCCACCCAAAAGGCTATGGAAGCCGGATATTTTGAGATAAAGGAAACGGTGATAGCCAACCCTGACGGAAGCACCAAGATAACACGCACCCCGAAGGTAACGGGGAAAGGGCAGATTTATTTCATCAACTGTTTTTTGAGGGGAGAAAATGAAAATAGCTGTATATGCCATAGCTAAGGACGAAGAAAAATTCGTTGACAGGTGGTATGAGACGGCAAAAGAGGCTGATTATGTCTGCGTTCTCGATACGGGGAGCGCAGACAAAACCGTCGATAAGCTGAAATCATACAACTGCATCGTAAAAACCAAAATCATACAGCCGTGGAGATTTGATGTAGCGCGAAATGAATCATTGAAAATCATACCGCAAGATGCGGACGTGTTGGTATGCCTCGATCTGGACGAAATCATACAGCCCGGCTGGGCGGAAATCATACGGAAAAACTTCCACGGGACGCGGGGAAGGTATTTATACGTTTGGAGCCATGAATCATACGGCAGGGACGGAGTATCATTCAACGCCGATAAAATTCATACAAAATCATACTACTGGAAGAATCCCGTTCACGAAGTGCTGAAATCATACGGCGAAGAATCATACTGCGATTTGCCGCTGAGGGTTGACCATTGGCCTGATGAGAAGAAAAGCCGGAGTAATTATCTGCCGCTTCTGGAGCTGGCGGTCAAGGAAGAACCGGAGAACGACCGAAACATGCATTACTTAGGCCGCGAATATATGTTCCATCGGGAATACAGTAAGGCCATTGAAACGCTGGAAAAACATCTTGCCCTTAGAAGCGCCGTGTGGCCGCCTGAGCGGGCCGCCAGTATGCGTTTCATTGCCCGGTGCAAAATCATACAGGGAAAACAATTAGAGGCCGAGGCGTGGCTACAGAGGGCTATAATCGAGGCCCCCGAATACCGTGAAGCATGGTTTGAAATGATGAAAATCATGTATTATGCTAAAAACTGGAAATCATGCATCTATTACGGCGAATCATGCGTGAACATACGGGAAAGGCCGTTATCATACATCTGCGAGCCTGACCCGTGGGGGCCGTTGCCGTTTGATATGCTGTCTATAGCCTATTATAACACGGGCCGCCCCAGAGAAGCCCTGAAAGCGGCGAATCATGCGTTGATGTACGGCCCCGATGACAGAATCATGCAGAACGTGAAAATCATGCAATCATACATCGGGGAACCGTCCTAAAGTCTCCCGAATGACCCCAAGCCGGAAATCATATATCCCCACGCCGTCACACTCTCGGCGGTAGATACGGGCGGCGGCGCGGGCCTCGGCGAGGGTGCTAAACTCCCGCCGCTCGTCGTGCCCCTCGCCCCTTGTCCATGTGATGACCTGATAGCGCATATTGTACCTCCTTAAAATCATACGGCGGGGGCGGCTTTACGCCGCCACCGTCTGCAAGTCGTAGTAAAAATTAGTGTCAAAGTAGTCAACCATGCTGTTGGTACCGTCGTATCTGTATGCCTCGATTATGGCCTTGACCCTGTGCAGCTTGCGGAGAGTGTCGGCAGTGTAAGCGGTCTCCCTGTCTATGCTGTACTGGTTGATGTCCTGCCCGTGCGCCGCCTGCTTATAATCGTACTCGGCGGCGGCCTGCCTGATGCGCTCCTTCTCCGCGCCGTCCAACTTATAATATTTGTCAATGTGTATGCACTCGCCCGACTTGCCATCATATATCCATGCCCGGCTTGTGCTGATGGTGTAGTCTGCTATGTACTGCTCGCGGCTTATCATGTCGGCCTCTGTTATCTTGATTTTGGCTGTGACGTGCTGGCCGCCGGAGTAGGTCTTACAGCTCACCGTTACGCCCTTAATTCCTGCCGCCCTGATGTCGTCCCGGATGGCCTTGCTAAGCTCCGCTCCGTATAGGTGTTTGCCGGACTTGTTGCCATCCCAGCGGGTAGCCCCTAAATAACCCTCGGAGATCGTGCCGCCCGGCTCGTTATCATGCTCGCCGATGGCCGCTAATATGTCATTCTGCGCGGCAAATCCGTACCAGCAACCCTTTTGGGGGTTCCAGCGCATTTTCAGACCGCGCAGAGCGGTTAAAACCTCGGCGGCGGGTTTGCTTTCAAAATAGATTTCATTGCTGTTATATTGTGCGTTCTTCTCGATTCTGTAGCTTGCCATTTTATAACCTCCATTGTTCGGGGTGGTTCCCCTTTCGTTGTCTCTATTATATACTCACGGGAGTATATAGTCAACTGAAATATTTAGGGAAAAGCATTAAAGAATTAGGAAGATATACTTGCGCCAGTATGCCGGACGTGATATAATGTTTGCGGAGGTGATAACATGGGCACATCAGCAACGAGGGCAAAAAGAAAATATAACTCAAAAATGTACGAACGACTTAACATCACAGTAAAAGCAGGAGAAAAAGAAAAAATAAAACAACGGGCGGAAAAGTTGGGAAAAAGCATTAACGCCTATATAACCGATCTGATCTATGAGGACATAAAAAAAGAGGGCTGATATAGCCCTCTTATATCATTTAAGGCAAAATCTTTTGCTGCGGGGGTTAGTGGGGGTAAATAACTATTATAATACCAATATGGAGTATTAGACCGCCCCCCCCCGAAGGGGTGGAAAAAAGAAAAAAGAAAAATTGAGAAGATTGTCAAAGTCCCCCCATAAAGGGGGGATAAACTATCGCAATAAACAAATTACCGTTGCGGATTGAGGAGGTGTAACGTATGGCAAGCAGTAAAGAGCAATATAGAGGACAGCCCCATTGTAGACCAGGACTAACAGACGAGCAGCGATTAGCGGTCAAATTGTGGGTATGGGGCGAGGAGCAGGAGGACGGCAGCACCCATTACATGAGCGGATACAAGGAGATTGCCGACCGGGTAGGCGTAAACAAAATCACCGTGTGGCGGTGGTTCCGCGAGTTCCCGGTGTTTCAAGCAGCACTGGACAAGGAGCTGGCGGAGCGGGGCAAGGAGGATGATAAATTTTACCAGCGGATGCGTTCTCGTGCGCAAAAAGTTCTCGAAAAAAACCTAAATGCCCCCTACGCACGGGATTCTACAGCCGCCGCCCTGGCTATTTTGAGCCGCTGCGGGGACGTTGACGGGGTGCGGGTAGAGGTCGCCCAGGCCGATGCTGATAGAGTGGTTAGAGGCGGTTTCGGGCGGTCTGGCGGCAATGTATAGCGTCTACATAGTCTGTATATTTCCGGCTCAACTATGCGTTAAAGTGTAGTTTAACGCATAGTTATAAAACAAAATGTATAAAGTGTCGTATAATACGGGGTTAGTACCTGCATACTGTGTATATATATACAAAAGTGCTGCTGGATAGCCCCGTTTATGCACTGTAAAAATGTATGTATATGCTGCATAATCGGAGGGGGGGTGCCATGGGGGGGTGGTTTTTGTAGGGGGGACGCGCCAAACATATAGCTCCCCGCACATTTTTTCTCCCCCACAAAATGGACATTTACACAATCTGTGCCAAGTATAACGTTGACCCTAACGATGTGGTCTACTACTTCAAGCTGCGTAACGGTGAACCGCGCCTTATCCTTAAGGACGATTTCAACGATGTGTACGCCTGCACCCTCGATGAGAAAGCGAGAGTGCAGCTCATTTTCGGCGGACGCGGCTCCGGCAAATCGAACCACATTGTAAGGGAGATAGTAGCCGATACCTATAACGGCCATAATTGGCTTGTGTGCCGTTATTACAAGGTAGACTTAAGAACCTCTTGCTTCAATGAAATAATCTCTGTAATAGACGAATGGGGGCTTACAGACGAGTTTTCCGTTGACAAGTCCACCATGACCATTACCTGTCTGTATAATGGCCGTCAGATAATCTTTGGTGCGCTGGAGGAAACGCGGAGATTGAAATCGTTGAAACCGAAGAAGGGTATATTGACCGACATATTCATGGAGGAAGGCGACGAATGTCCTTCTTATGAGGCGTTTGAGGTTCTGGACAATTGTTTGAGAGGTATTGATAAGGACGCGAAGCTGAGAGGACAACCGCAGCCGAACAAGAGGATAATAATGGCGTTTAACCCGTTCCCTGAAACGCACTGGCTTTATAAGGTCTTTTTTGAACCCTTGTGGCACCACCCCGATGTGAAGTCAATAGACGAACTGAAAGCTCTGACCCTGAAAGACAAGACCGCAAGAGGTGTAGTTGAAGGTTCAGATGTTTTTATTTTGAAAACGACCTATGCCGACAACCGTTTTCTCACCGAGGAAGATATTCAGAAAAGGGAGCAATCCACCGGGCAAAGATTATGGGTAGATACGTTAGGGAATTTTGGCAGATTAGGTTCTACCGTGTTCGAGCGCGGAAAGCACTGGAATATTGCAGACCTGTCCGGCAGGGAATTCAGGAATATCCGTGTCGGCAGCGACTTCGGATACAATCACCCCTGCGCTTTCGTTAAGTGTTCGCTGGATAGACATAACCACAAGATATATGTGTTTGATGAATTATTCGTGAACGAGGTCACTACCCGCCAATACGGGGAGCTGATCTACAATAAGGCGTTAGGCCATGTAGTATATTGTGACGCGGCGGAGCCTGACCGTATCAAAGAGCTTAAAGAGATGGGCATCCATGCGGACAAATGCAAGAAGGGCAAAGCCAAGGGGGCGAAGTCCGCTATTACCCGAAGAATAGACTGGTTGCACGACTATGAGATAATAATCGACCAGAAATGCGTGAACCTGATAGGAGAGTTTAAGGTTTATCGGTGGAAAACGGATTCCGCCGGGCAGAAGTTAGACATACCGGAGGACGCGGACAACCACGGCATAGACGCGCTTTCGTATGCCCTGGGATATGATATATTTGCCGGTACTAAGCTTATCGGCGGAGGTAGGATACTGTGACAGAAATGATTTTAACGCGGGAGGAAGCCCGCAGGATAAACGGGGATAACATAAGAACCGTATTCGGCTGTGCGCTGGAGGATTCCATTCTGAAAAGGTGCGATATGTATAAGGAATACGACTGCGTTGATCTGAATGGCATATATTCCCCTATCCCTAAATACGCGGTAGACATAGCCGCCGGGTACTTCATAGGCTCACCGTGCAAATATTATGTTCAGACGAATACGGTAGTCAAAAAGACTTCCGATGTTGCCGGGCGGCCTAAGATGCAGTTTGAGGACTTGCCCGATAAGAATCCGAGGGACGACGCATATTTGAACCGCTATCGTGCGATAATGCGCCGGAACCATGAGGACAAAGAGAATATGCGGCTCGCCACTTCCGCGCTGATATGCGGCACGGCATACGAACGGATATACGCTTCTAAAAGGGACGGCCTGATAGCTCCAAAGTTCAAGCCCGTGGATCCCCGAAAGGCAATGCTGTTCCACGACCAGACCATAGACCGCAATCCCACGGCTTTTATCATTCGAGAAGAATATTTTTCGCTCGTGGACAATCGGAAGTATGAAACCTATGAACTGATTACGGATGACCGCTGGACAAAGTATATATTTGACGGCAACGTTCGGGAAGAACCCACCACAGCTTCCGAAATGGCGCTGCTTAAGACCTGCGGCATACCCATTGTAGAATACCCCATGCCAAACAGGGAGGGGTATTTTGAAAAGGTTCTTCCGTTGGTTCACGCGAGAAACGCCATTCTGAACAACGTTTCCAACACGTTTAAATATAACGATGAGGCCATACTTCTTATGATTGGCTATATGCAGCCCGAAACCGATGAGGACGAAGAAGAACTCCACGAAAGGCTGTCCAAATTCAAGACCTTATATCTGGGCGAGGATAATAAGGTTGAATGGCTGATAAAGAATGTTGACATACAATCCATTCAAGGGTACTTCGACATTCTAACTGGCGATATATACGCCTCTTTAGGCCAGACTAACCCCACTGAAATAGCCGAAGTGTATCAGAATATCCAGGCCGTCAGATACCAGAACTACGGTATGGATAACACGATAATAGCGTATGAGCGTAACTTTGAAAAAGGTCTGCTGGAGGGCAGGGCGCAGAAGATAACCGCGCTGATGAATGAGGGAACCGCCAACCACTATAATTGGGAGGTATTAGATGTGGCGTTCGCAAGGAATATTCCTTCCTCTATGACGGACGAAGCGCAATTTATGACCCAAGTAAAGGGTTCCGGGCTACTTTCAGATAAGGATATTCTTGATATGGTGTCCTTCGTGGAAGATTCCGAGGCCGCTCATCAGCGGAAGCTTGAACAGGATAAGCAGGAGGCAAACGAAATAGCGGAGGCAATGAATGTACGAGTACGGGGACGAACGGGCGAAGAGCCTGAAGAAAACAATAACGAGGGCGTTTCTGAAAACTAAGGAAACGCTCTTTTATATTGATTCCAACACAAAGGTAATCGACCAGATAAATCTTCTATACAGAAAAATCCTGAGATTGTCCGAGGAAGCGTATTTAGATATCGCCAAGAAAGCATACGCAGACCATAACGGGCCGGGAAAGATACTCGAAGCGTGGGTAATAGGTATTCTGGACGATTACGACCCTGTTGTTAAATATGTTTTCACAAAAGAACTGGAGCGAAAGGGGGCAAGATTGGCTGAATCTATAATCGCAGATGCCGAGTACTCCGGCAAAGACCCCCCTACCGTCAATTATCCCCCGATAAAGCAGGATTTCACGCGGGGATTGAACTATGTGACATGGCAAACAGACCAATTCGCCATAACCGTTGAAGACAGGACCGTAATAAGGGCTTTTAAGGACAACGGTTATAAAAAAATCAAGTGGCACACACAGAACGATGAAAAAGTTTGCAAAGAGTGTGAAGAACGTAACGGAAAAATTTATCCAATAGACAAAATACCGACAAAACACCCTAATTGCCGGTGCTATTTTACGCCAGAGAAGGCATAAATCCCATTTTGTCAGAGAAGACATAAATCCCAAAGGAGAAAAAATGAAAATAGACATTACCAAAATGGAAGGCTATCGGGAAGATATGACCGCCGAGGAAAAGCTTGCGCTTTATTCCTCTTATGAATTTACACCTGATTACACAGGATATGTAAAAAAAGATGTATTCGACAAAAAAGCCTCCGAGGCCGCCGAGCTGTCGAGGAACCTTAAATCCTATAAGGAGAAGGAAATGACGGACGAGCAGCGCAGAGCGGAAGCGGAAAAAGCCGCCAAGGACGCGGAGAACGAATACAAGACTAAGATTTGCAGCCTTGAAATAGGCAAGATATTTGCCGGAGCAGGGCTGAAAGAGGACGATTTCCCCGAAATCCCTACATTCACGGAGACGGATAAGGCTACGGCCTTTGCGAACTCCATCGTAAAGCTTCTGTCCGCTAAGGTGATCGCGGCGGAGCAGAAAGCGAAAACTGACCTTCTGGGCGGCGGCACACCCCCTGCTTCCGGGGCAGAGGCAAATGAAGCCGCTCAACTCAAAGCGGAGTGGGCGGAAGCTGTCAAGTCGGGCAATATGCTTAAGCAAGTGCAGCTTATGACCCTCGCGCAATCCAAAAAAATAGACTTAACTTAAAGGAGAAAATATCATGGCAAACGCCCCTATAATGAGTTTTGCAGTACCTAACTATTCCGGCCTGCTCTACACCAAGAGCAACACCCAGACCCCGTTTATAAACCTTATAGCGGAGCCTCAGTACACCAATCACGTTCAGTTCGCGGTAGATCAGGAGTATTCCCTTGACACTCCCTCCCAGCCTGCCATATCCGAGCAGGCATCCATGACCGCGCCTGACACCAAGAAGATAACCCGCACCCAGCACACCAACGTCACCCAGATATACCAGAGGGCTTGTGAGATTTCCTATGCCAAGGAATCTAACATGGGTACTATGAGCGGTATCAACATAGCCGGTCAGCAGGCGAACCCCGGCGACGAGTGGAACTGGCAGATTTCCCGTCAGATGCTCAATATCGCCAACGATATAGAGTTCACTTCCTTGCAGGGCGAATATAACGCCGCTACCACTGATGCTACCATCAACAAGTCCCGTGGTATCCTTACCGCGCTGACCACCAACGTCATAGACGCGAAGGGCTCAGGTTCTACCGCTGCCGCGCTGACCAAGGCTATGATAAAGTCACTGGTCAAGTCCATCTTCGACAACGGCGGCGACGTGAACGGCATGATACTGATGTGCAATTCCTTCCAGAAGGTGGCTATTTCCGCGCTGTATGAGGGTTCCATGCAGATGCCGGATTCCCGCATGGAGGCCGGTGTGAACGTGACCCGCCTTATCACCGACTTCGGCGATGTGGGCATAGTCCTTTCCCGCGCCATGCCCAAAGACCAGATACTTCTTTTCCGCCGTGATGTAGTGCATCTTGTAGAGCAGCCCACCCCCAGCAAGGGCAACTTCTTCTTTGAGGAGCTGGCTAAGAACGGCGCGGGTAAGAAGGGTGAGATATTCGGACAGGTAGGTCTGAACTACGGCCCTGAATGGCTCCACGGCAAGATAACCAACCTCACCACTGAATAACCATGAAATTTTATCAGGGGAACAAAACGAGTATTCCCTTTGATGTGAAGGAAGATAAGGCCATAGCACAGTTTGTGCGTGGCCTTTTTGAGACTTCCAACGAAGCGACGATAAGAAAGCTTATCGCCCTGGGATACGAACACGACGGAGAGTTTAAGGAAGAAGAACCCAAGCGGCGGGGCCGCCCCAAGAAGGAGGAATAAATGAATGAGGTAATGGTAAACAACGTAAAGCTTCAAACGGGTGCGCCTGACGGCGTTATCCTGATGTTTTTGGAGCGGTATACCGCAATAGCGTGTGCCATTACCCGCTACAAGGAGCCTCCGAAGTGGTTAGAGCCCTATATAGAGGACGCGGCGGTAAAGGCGATAGGGAAGATGGGCGCAGAAGCCTTTAATTCCCAGTCTGCGGCGGGAGTGTCCACTAACTATATAGATATCACCGAGAACCTTAAACAGGCTTTAAAAGGCAAAATGAACCCGTTAGGAGCGGTATATGAGAGCGAAGGATAAGAAGGACGTTTATGTGCTTGCCCCCATTAAGGAGACGATGAACGGGCAGACTGTTGTTTCAGAGTGGGCCTTAGTCAGACGGTATAAGCTTGTGGCTAACTCTGCCGGAAGCGCAGAGGATATAGCTATGTACGGCGAACGTATCAAGGAATATATCAAAATCTGCAAAGACCCCTCCGACGGTCCTGTTCAGATAGTCGAGGGTGACGGAATCTGCTTGAATGACCCGCAGGAAACGCCAAGCTATATTGTGGAATCTGTCAACTCCGCCCGTGGGTTCGCGACATATACGGCAAAGAAGTATGTTTAACGTAAAAGTCAAGGTAATACGGAGATTTGAAAGGCCGGATATTCAGTCCGCTATCCGAAAAGGTATAGAAAGCGGCGGCAAGGAAATGGCGGATATAGCTATCTCCATGGTTCGTGTTGATTCGGGAGAACTGAAAAACTCGATAGAGTTTACCATTTTCGATGAGAAAACCGGAACCGTAAAGGGGAAGGTACATACCGCAGCTATCCCGCAGGCTATGACGCTGGAATACGGTACGGGTATTTATAACGAGCTGGGTTCTTCGGCAAAAATCCCGTGGTATGTCCATGAGAGCATGGCAGACCTGAGCAAGTACAACTTTGAGACCGTCCTAAGCAAGAAGGGACTGTTCTACAAGGTTTATGGCGCACACCCTCACCCCTATATGAAGCCCGCCTTTGACGCGGCAAAGGATTTTGTTGTTCAGTCCGTGGCGGACGAGATAAGGAAACTGCTATGACGAATATCTATAAGGACGCTCAGAAGTATCTTAACAAGAAACTTAAAGTTGAGGTTCAGCCGGAATCTGACGAGACCCCCGAAAGGTATCCTATCGTGACATTGAACATCACACAGGAGACATCGGTAAAATCCTTAGAGGGCGAAGCGCTTCCCGCCACCTCAATAAGATGTGGTGTGTGGGGTGAGACCTACATAAGCACCAAGGGATTTACGGGCGTTCTCGATTTGGCTGACAAACTCCACGCCGCAATGTTGGAAAAACACTACATAAAGACCCGCACGACAGAGCCATACCGCGATTCAAGCGGCAAATGGCACGTCAACGTGGTCTATTTCAAAAAAACCAAAACTTTTTAAAAGGAGAAATATATGGCACAGTATCAGGCTTCCGTAGGCCAGCGCGTATTTTATGATACCGCTTACACTATGGCAAACAAGACCGAGATAGCCGGTCTTACCCAGACCCCCGATAAGGGCGGCTCACCCTCCGAGGTTTCCGTAAACATTATATCTGAATATTTCGTGCGTAACCTTGCCGGTCAGCAGGAAATGCCCGTATTCGAGTATTCCTTTGTTCCCGACTTCACCGCCGAGACCGGCAATATGGCGAAGATGGGACTTCTGGTCGGTGATGTTATCTGGATTTACGAAGAGTACGAGATACCTTCTGACCCGAGCAAAATCGGAACCGGCATTTTGTACAAGGGCAAGGTCGTATCCATGTACGCAGGCGGTCAGCAGGCGAACAACGCCCAGACGGGCGCATTCTCCGTCAACCTTGTCGGCGATTCCGTGTATATCGCATTCCAGGGCGAAACGACTTCCTATGTTGACCTGTTCAACGGCAAAACCGTAACTACCCCCGTATAAAGGAGAACAACATGAATATCGGTGAATTTGAACTTAAAGCCTCCTGCAAGGCTTATTGCGACCTCAAACAGAAAATAGGTGCTCCTAATCTCAAAGTAAAGTTCCTCGCCGCTTACGAGCAGGGCGATTTAGATTTCTTTGCAGATGTGGTAATGTCGTTTGCAAACCCCAAGCCCAAGAATAAGCAGGCAGTGTTTGACGAGTTTGACAAGCTCATGGAGCAGGGTACTTACATGGAGGACATCTATACCGAGCTGGTGAACTTTGCTTACGGTATGGGTTTTTTCGGTCGTGTAGACCTGAAAGGGCAGAGCATTCAGGACTATATGAGGGAGCCCTTAAACAAACTGGATATGTCGGCGGCAATGACCGAGGCGATAACGGCGGCGGCGGCGGACGTGGCAAAGAGCGTCGTTCGCTAAGAGAGCAGTTCGAGGACGTTAAGAAAAACATTGAAAAGGACTTCACCGATATAATCTACGATTTGCTCAAACGTGCAAGCATGGCGGGAATGCTCCCAAACCAGTTTTGGGAGCATGAACCCGCCGATATTGTAGACTATATCGAAGCCCGCGAGGAAAACCAGTGCAGGGAAATGTACTATTCAAGCGTGCTGGTATCAAGGTTTATTGCCGCCAACATAAGCAATATGTTCTCCAAGTCCAAGCACGATTTGCCGAAGTACGAAGAACTGTTTGTTCCTGCATCGTGGGAGCGGAGCCTTGACAACAGGATAGACGAAATAAGAAATAAATTCGGAGGATATGTCCGTGGTCGTTGAAGAATTACAAATTTTAGTCGGTTGTGATGCTTCAACCGCCGAGAAGGTCTTGACCGAGCTGGAAACCAGACTTAACCGATTTGTAAAGCAGTCGGCAAGCAGTATGCAGAACGCGAAGGCCATACGCGCACAAGCCGCAGCGGAAAGGGAAGCGCTTAAAACCGAAGCCGCAAGGGTGAAGTACGCGAACGATATAGCCAAGTCAAACCTTGCGCTTGAAGCCGCGCAGCGGAAAGCCGCACAGGCAGCCGAAATGCTCAATGAAAAGACGCGCAAAATATCCGCCAGCGCAAGCGAACAGAGCAATGCGTTTGAACAGATGGCGGACGGGCAATGCGAATCCTTAAATAAGGTCGCGGAGACCGCCGAGGAAGTAGAGCGCAGATTAGACGAGGCGATGAGCAAGGTTCCCGCCGGATTCGGGGCGAACGCCTATAAGGGACGCAACCCGGAAGCCGAAGCGGAAGCCATAGTACCGAAGGAAGCCCAGCCCGCCAGTCGTGACTTAGCGGAAAAGTTTGTTAAGGAAGCGAATACTGCCGAGCTGTTCAACATGAAGCTCGATGAGCTTTATAATAAGCTGCAAAGGCTCTTAGGCGTGGAAGAAAAGCTGTCCGAGGGCGGCGGCACAGGGCAGGGGCTTGAACGTGTCCGGGGGCAAATCCTGTCCGTGACCGGGCAGATACAGAAGATGCAAGAAAAGGCCAAGGAAGCCGAGGCAGAAATAGGCAACAGCGGAGGCGGATTTTCTAAACTGGTAGCGAAGGCAAAAGAAGCAGCCAAGAAAGGCGCAAATGCGTTTACTAAAATGAGTTCTTCAATCAAGAAGTCTTTTAGTAAACTGCCATCCATAGCAAAAAGCGCGACAATCAAAACACACAGGTCTTTTTCAAAATTAGGTAAAGCGGTCGGCAAAATCCTGTCCCGTATGATTATATGGCGAAGCATAAACGCCGTGATAATGGGTGTGCAGGAAGGGTTTAAGAATATGGCGCAGGCCTCTCAAAAGGCTAATGCTACATTATCAGATCTTCAGAGCGGATTTACTTACGCAAAGAACTCTATCGCAAGCGCATTCCTGCCCGCGTTGCAAGCCATTATGCCCGTCATAACAAAAGTCACGATGGCAATAGCTAACCTGTTCAATATGATAGGCGCGATGTTTGCAAAGCTAAGAGGGCAAAGCACTTTCACAAAAGCCGCTTATGTCCAGCAGGATTACGCTAAATCCCTCAATAAATCCAGCAAGGCCGCAAAAGAACTAAAAGGCACTCTTGCGGGATTCGACCAGATAAACCTTATCCAGCAGCAAAAGGACAGCGGCGGTGGTGGCGCCGGAGATATCGGTAAGATGTTCGAGGAAACCGATATAGCCGATATTCTCCCGACTGATATAGCAAAATGGATAGACAAACTTAAAGCCGCTATTGCCGCAGGTGATTGGTATGGCGTGGGTCAGATAATCGCCCAAGGCATGAATAAAGGCATGTCTATTCTGGATAACTGGATAAACAATACCCTACGGCCTAAGGGTGTAGAGATAATGAAGGCCATTACGGACGGCATGAACGGCTTTATAGCCGATTTTGACTGGTCTTTGATGGGCAAAACCATAGCGGACGGCATGAACGCCATAACCGATATTCTGTATACATTCTGGTCGCAAACCGATTGGGCCGGATTAGGGCAGGGGTTAGGAAATGCTATAAACGCATGGGTGGAGAACCTTGATGTGGCACTCATAGCGGAAATGCTTAATGCTAAGTTCCGCGGCCTGTTTGACGTTGCCATTCAGACGCTTGAAACGGTAAATTGGCAGGAATTGGGCGACAAGGTAGCGCAATTCATAGGAACCATTGACTGGAACGGGCTGGTGGATAAGCTCTTTGAAGGCATCGGAGCGGCTCTCGGCGGCCTTACGGCGTTCTTTGTCGGGCTGATAGAACCTGCATGGCAAAGCGTTACGGAGTGGTGGAGGGGCATTATGGAACAAGCTGGAGGCAATGTTGTTGCTGGCCTGTTCTTGGGTATCATAGATGCTCTCGTCAATATCGGCACATGGATATATGAGCATATATGCAGGCCATTCATCGAAGGGTTTAAAAGGGCATTTGGCATTCACTCTCCTTCCACCGTCATGGCGGAACAAGGCGGATATGTTATTCAAGGTATGCTTGAAGGTATTAAAAATGTTCTTGCCACAATCGGCGCATGGGTAGTAACCAATATCTTCACCCCCGTAATGAATGCGATTAAGAGCGCGTTCGGCATAGTGGGCGGCGCGGCTAACAAGCTCAAGGAAGTTGGTTCCGCTATTATAGACGGTATTAAGCAGGGCATAAATAACGCCTGGACTTCATTCAAAAATTGGGTAACAGACAAGTTCAGAAGCGTTATAGATGCCGCAAAGAGCGTATTCGGCATTCACTCTCCTTCAAAGGTATTCGCCGGAATAGGCGGAAACATTATGGCGGGCATGACGCAAGGCATCCAGCGCGGAAAGGCCGCTGCCGTGCGGTCTATGGCGGATATTTCTAAATCTTTGCAGGGCGCATTGAATGTTGATACGAGCATAGGAGTTCCCGCTTTTGCAAAGGGCGGTCTGGTGTATGGTGACACATTGGCGCAGGTAGGCGAATACGCCAACGCCAAGAACAATCCCGAAGTCATAGCCCCCCTTGATAAGCTGCAATCCATAATGGGCGGGCTGAACGATAAGGATACCCAAACCATCATAGCCCTGCTCAAGAGAATAGCGGATAAGGATATGGAGATAGCACTGTATCCCTCTGCGAAGCTGGGCAGGATAGTCAATCAATCGGTCAATATGAACAATATTGCCATAGGTAACGTGTGATGTATAGATATGATATAGGCTTAAAGGCGGGGAGCTATACGCTCCCCGACCCCTCTAAACTGAATATGACGCTCGCCGACCTTGACACGGAGGCTGAAAGAGACGCTTCCGGCACACTCAATCGAACAATGGTAGCGCAGAAGCTGACCGTTGAATTGTCGTGGTACGTGCTGACATGGGAGCTGTGCTCGGCGATATTACAGGCTGTCGATTCCGACAGCTTTCCTTTTACCTGTCCGAACCCTAAGACCCTTGCGGGTAACTATTCCGGCACGTTTTATGTAGGCGACAGGAAAGAAGAAATTATCTGGTTCCCCGAAGGTGATAAGAACAAGGCGTATATTTCTTTGAGCATGACGGTAATAGAGTATTGACACTTCCCCCTAAAGGCGTGATAATGAAACTACATATCTTTAAGGGGGTTTGTTATGAAATGTCGGAAATGTGGCAGTTACACGGATAAAAGATTTTGTCCCGATTGCGGTACAGACCTTTTGCAGAGGAGAAGAAAGAAGCCTAAGCAGAGCAAAGCTGTTTCCACTACAAAACTTGTTCTCGGAATCGTAAGCATAGTCCTGTTTATATTCTCCATGTTGCAATCTTGCGCCGTTACTTCCTTAGGAGCTTTGGTATCAGAGGAAACAGTAGCAAGCGGTTTGATCGGTATCCTCCTTTCGTTCTCACTTCTGATAGCTGGTATTGTAGGAATAAGCACAAGGGAGAAACCTATTGGAAGCCTGATAGCAGCGGTAATATGGATTATTGGCTCATTCATCGGATTTGCGGGTTCGACCCAATATGGCGACCTGTCTATTTGGTCTTTCTTCGCCTTGATGTTCGGAATCGCTTACTTCATCACTACGTTCCTCAGCTTCAATAAGAAGAATTTCTATAAGAAGTGGTGGTTCTACGTTATAAGCCTCTTGATAGTGTTCTCTTTACTGTCAATGCTGACACGTGGTATGAGAGGAACGGAGCAGACAAATGAGCGGAACTATTCCGTAGAGAGCGAGAACGAGATCAGCGGTGTTGTGGAAAGTAATAAGGAAAACAGCGCCGCCCCGCAGCCAGTTCACACGCCTTCTGGAACAATGCGAGAGAAAGAAAAAACTCCAGGAGTTTTCGACCAGGGAGATTTTAAGGTCACGTATATATCACACTCGATAGTCAAGAATTATTCGGGTGAAGATTGTTTAAACGTTGTTTTCGAGTTCGTTAATTATGGCGATGAACCAACGAGTTTTGATGTAGTAGCGTACTGTAAGGCGTTTCAAGATGGAATTCAGTTAGAAACAGACTACTATGACAATAAGGATTGCGTAGAATGGGGAACAGAAGTCAAGGCAGACACCCCAATAAGGGTTGATAAGACTTTCATGCTGCGAAATGCAACTTCGCCAGTGGAATTAGTGATAGAGAGATTTTTCAGTCTCTCAGACGAGAAAACCGAAATTACACTTGAACTTAAATAGAATCCCCCCGTGACACCTTCGGGTGTCTTTTTTATTGGAGGCAAAATGTATACAGTAAGCACAGGCTTTCGTAACGCCGTAATGTCGGGCAAGCCCCAAAAGCTAAAGCTGACATTCGGCGAAAATCAGATAGCGGAACAAAACCTCTCTATCTCCGGCTTGACCTATTCAAGCATGGCATTTGAGGACGAAGAACTGACGATAGGCGCGGCGTGTTCCGCAGAGCTGGGGATAGAACTCCTTAACTTTGACGGGGGGCTATCCTCTTTTAACTTTGACGGCACGGAGTTTACCGCCTCGATAGGCGTACTCGTGGGGGAAGAATACGAATACGTTCCTCTGGGCGTGTTTATCTCCGAAAAGCCCGACAGGCTCAAACCGAAAAAAATAAGCATCACCGCCCATGACAGAATGGTAAAATTTGATGTGAGCGCAGATGCTTTTCTTAATTCTCTTTCGTATCCTACTACGCTAAAAAATATTTTCACCTCGCTTTGCGCTCATGTCGGCGTGCCCGCTTCAACGGCAGACTTCCCCAATTCGGGGAAAACCTTTGATTCGCCGCTGTTCAGGACGCAAGATGTTCTCTGCCGGGAAGTTCTTCAATGGATAGCCGAGGCGGCGTGTTCCTTTGCCCGCATATCCCGAAGCGGGGTATGTGAGCTGGCGTGGTTCACCGATGCCGATGTCACCTTTAATAAGACCGCCAATTCTGCGGACTATTATAACGCCGTGGTATCGGAGTATCAGGTAGCCAAGATAGACAAATTACAGGTAGCCGCTTCCGAAAAGGACATAGGCGTAATAGTCGGCACGGGGACGAACGCTTATCAGATAATAGACTGCCCTATGCTGTATGGCTATACCGATGCACAGATAAGACCTTATGCACAGGTTATCTATAACCGCTTGAACTCTTTTGCGGCGTTTACGCCTGTCGAGCTGGACGCAAAGGGCGATTGGTCTTTGGAAGCGGGCGACATGATAAAGGTAGTCACGGACGATGGGACTTATACCTTCCCCATTTACCGCATGGACTTGACCTTTAAGGGCAGGGCAAGGATACAGTACATAAGCTCCGGCTCCCCCTCACGCCCCGCCATAAGCGCGGAGAACCGCCGGACGCTCATAGCCGGACGCGCAGCCCATGAAATAGAAATGACCGTTGAGGGAATGAAACAGACGGTTACACGGGTAGCTTTCCTGACCCCCGTTGAATCCGACACCGACCCCTCTTTAGGGTGGGACGAAGACCAGAAAACCGCGAACACGGGGTATCAATGGTACAACGATGGCAAGATAAAGGTATGGACGGGTTCCGCGTGGCAGACGGTCATCTCCCCTAAATACAATCAGACTGCCACGCCCACGGGCGCAAAGGAGGGCGAATACTGGTACAATCCCTCGACAAAGGAAATAAAGCGTTACACGGGTTCGGCGTGGGTGGTAGATAACACCGTATGTATGCCTACCACGTGGACGCAGAATATGCAGACGCAGCTTGAAATAACCGCCGAGGGGTTGTCGAGTACCGTCACCAAGGACAACATAATTTCCACCATAAATCAAAGCTCGGAAGCGGTATCAATAAGCGCGTCAAAGATAAACCTTAACGGCGTTGTCACGGCAAACAACAACTTCAAGATAGATACAAACGGCAAAATGACGTGCGTAAACGCCACCGTAAGCGGCTCAGTGACCACCGGCAACCTTACGGCATCAGGCGGTACGATTGCCGGATTTACCATAAACGGAAACAATCTTACGGGTAACGGTGTCACTTTGTATGGCAATACATACGGAAAACTGACCTTAGGAGCCGTGGATATAGAGGGATATTCCGGTCTGTCAGTAAAAAGTAATCTATATGCTGAGGGTAACTTAACGACTGATAACAGATTCTTTATGACATCCCCGCCGAGTGCAAGCGGCAGTGCCAATGCTCGATTAGTTTCTTATTCGGGTGGCGGTGGATACTCTTTAGGTATGGTTTCATCCTCCATACGATATAAAAAGGAGGTACACGATATCAGGGAGTATGACAGCGTAAGCGACAGAATAGACCGTGTGAGGGCGGTCACATATACTCCTAAAAGCGGCTTAGACAAAGGCCGCTATTTTTACGGCTTTATCGCCGAAGAGCTTGAAACGGAATTTCCGTGGCTGGTAGATTACCAAACTGACAAAGAAACGCGGGAGGTAACGGCTGAATCGGTGGAATATGACCGCGTTCCTGCTATTCTGTGGGCTGACGCACAGGCTACACATAGCCTGATTAGACAACTTGACGAAAGGATAAAGAGGTTAGAACAATGACAGACGAACAGAAAGCCGTTATACAAGCGATAATACGCACACTTAATACTTCTATACCCGTTGTAGCGAAAGCGGACTTAGACGCGAAATTAGGCTGTATTCTGGCCTTAGAAAAACTTGCGGAGGACGAACAATGCACAGAATAACGGTTGACGGAAAGTATCTTCTCACCACCCCTATACAGTCCCTTGTTATCGAGGGTGAAAGTCTGGCGGATACCGTCACTATCAGCATACCCTTAGATGCCCGTGATGTAGACCTTGCCGCCGCAGGGTTCACCATAAAGGCGTACTGGCCCATGGACGGCACGGAAGCAAGGTATGTGCTGTATAAAGATGTGGGGGAAGAAATAACCCTTACATGGCATATCACGCCGCTGTTTACGGGCAAGCGGGGCATGATGAACCTCACACTTTTAGCCACTCTGGCGAACGATGAGAAGAACATCATAGCCAAGTGGACGGGAACGCGGCCCATTGAGATAATAGCCGACCTTCCCGGTTCCAATCTTCCCACCCCCAGTGTGGCGGAACAGCTTCTTGCCGAGGTTCAGGACTTAGTATCCCAGGCGTTAGGCGCGACAGGCCCCACAGGCCCCACAGGCCCGCAGGGTGAAAAGGGTGAAATAGGCCCCACAGGCCTCCAAGGCCCGCAGGGTGTACAAGGCCCCGCAGGAATACAAGGCCCCAAAGGCGAGCAGGGTATACAAGGCTTGCAAGGCCCCCGTGGCGAGCAAGGCCCTACCGGCCCGCAAGGCCCGGAGGGCAAGAAAGGCTTGCAGGGCGACGCTGGCCCCGCTGGCCCCCAAGGCCCCGAAGGCGAGAAAGGCGATAAAGGCGACAAGGGAGAAACGGGCCCCAAGGGGGATACGGGAGCCACGGGAGAACGAGGCCCCGCAGGAGCGCACTATACGCCCTCTGTGACCGCTGACGGCGATTTATCGTGGAGTAATAACGGCGGGCTGGATAACCCCGCCACAGTCAATATAAGGGGGCCACAGGGCGCACAGGGAGCCAAAGGCGACACGGGCGAAGGATTTGCCGTGTTAGGCTATTACGCTTCTCTCTCGGCGTTACAAGCCGGAGTATCTAACCCCTCCACTGGTGACGCTTACGGCGTGGGCGCGGGCGAACCGTATGATATATATATCTGGGACGGCGTAAACTCCAAGTGGGTAAACAACGGCCCCTTGCAGGGCGCAAAAGGTGAGCAAGGCCCCACTGGCCCAAAGGGCGACCCCGGCGCAAAAGGCGATACTGGCCCACAAGGCCCGCAGGGCACAGCCGCCGGATTCGGCACACCTACCGCCACAGCGACCACCCTTGACGCGGGAACCCCCGCTACTGTAGAGGTTACAGCTTCCGGCGCAGATACCGCAAAGGTATTCGCCTTTACGTTCGGCGTTCCCAAGGGCGCGAAAGGTGAACAGGGCGCAAAGGGAGAGCAGGGCGCGACTGGCGAGCAAGGCCCTAAAGGCGACCCCGGCGCAAAGGGGGAACAGGGCGCAAAGGGAGACCCCGGCCCTTACTTTACCCCCTCGGTATCCGCAGAGGGCATACTCTCATGGAGCAATAACGGCGGGTTGAACAATCCCGCCGATGTCAACATCAAAGGCCCGCAGGGCGAGCGCGGCCCCACAGGTGAGCAAGGCCCCGCAGGAGAGCAGGGCGAGCAGGGCATACAAGGCTTGCAGGGCATACAAGGCGAGCAAGGCCCCAAGGGCGACCCCGGCACAGCCGCAGGGTTTGGCACACCTACCGCTACGGCAAACACACTCGCTGCCGGAACCGCCGCCACCGTAAAGGTAACGGCAAGCGGCGCGGACACCGCAAAGGTATTTGATTTTGAGTTCGGCATCCCGCAGGGCGAAAAAGGCGCGACAGGCGAAAAAGGCGCGAAGGGCGACCCCGGCGCGAAGGGCGATACGGGCGAGCAAGGCCCGCAGGGTATACAAGGCCCCAAGGGCGCAGACGGCCCCAAGGGCGACACTGGCCCGTATTTTACCCCCGCCGTCTCTGCCGAGGGCATACTCTCATGGAGTAATAACGGCGGGCTGGATAACCCCGCAAGCGTCAGCATCAAAGGCCCGCAGGGGGCAAAGGGCGACACTGGCGCACAGGGCGACACTGGCGCACAGGGCCCCGCTGGCCCTAACGAGATAACCGCCGACACCGCGACCAGCATTAACGGCCTGCTCAAGGGCGCGGGCGGCAAAGTGGCACAGGCCGAGGGCGGTGTAGACTACCTGACCCCGCCTGTTATGGCTTCCTCCCTCCCCGCCAGCGGCGCGGCGCTGACGGCAAACACCATATATAACGTATCCTCTCCTGTGGGTACATACGTGTTTACCCCGCCCGCATCCGGCTGGGCGCACGGCACATTCAGCACAGCGGCCTCGGTCGCGGTGTCGTTTGTGAGCGGGGCGAACTATTTAGGTGAGGCCCCGGCAATAGAGGCAAGCAAGACCTATGAATTTGACGTATACAACGGTGTGTGGGGGGTGCAGGAGGTTGTAAGCGCATGATACCTATGCTACGAAGGAGGCTGATGAGTAATATGGCAAAGGCGAAAAATATAGCAACGGGAACAGTAAATGCGGGCAATTCCCATTATACAACAACATCAATATCTGCTCAAACAGGTTTTAGACCCGACCATGTTGCGGTGTTTATAGCGTCAGAGAGAATGGAATCAGCATTACAATTTCATGTTTTGAGTACATACGATGGTAACGTATTATGTCTTAACGTGGATACATGGTATATGAACGCATCATCCGTTCAGTTCGCTGTGAACGACAGCGGGTTCACGATTGCAAACGTTAAGGTCGACTCGGATGACCAATGCTATTTTGTTGGCACTTACCGCTATGTAGCATGGCAAGAATAAAAAGGAGAATACAATGCTAAACACAAACTATGCCAAGCTGGTGGGCGGGTATCCCGAATATTTACGCCTGCCGGTTGAGTTACAATCGCCGCTTATAATCAACGGTGTGACGCACCCAGCAGGGGCGCACCTCTCCACCAATGACGATGCGGCGATAAAGGAACTGGGCTATAAGCCCGTGACCCGTTCCCCCATGCCCTCAAAGGAGGGCTTTTATTATACCGAGAGCTGGGAGGACAGCGGCGAAGCGATAGTCCAGAGCTGGACGGAGCATGAGGCGCAGGCCACCACACAGGACTATATAGACGCGCTGGCGGAGCTGGGGGTGAATGTGAATGACGCGGAGTGAACTTATGGCGCTGGTAGCCGTGCGTAAAGCGGAAATCGAGGCGCACGAGACCGACCTTGTAGAGGTGCTGACGGCAGCGCGGGCAGGGCTTACCCCCATCCCCACCCAGGGCGCACCGTGGGACGCTGAGACCCGCTACATCGCCGGAGACACAGTTGAAGGCGGGTATGTCGCCCTTAGATACAGCCGGGGCAAAAACCCCACCGACCACCTCGGCACATATTGGGCGGTGCAGACCGTGACCTATCCCGCGTGGGGCGACATCGAGGACGGCACGGTGATTGAGGCAGACACCATAGTTACCTACAACGGCAAAACGTGGCAATGCACCGAGCAGCACATCAAATCCACCGTCTATAAGCCCAAGGCGGGAAGCTCCAAATGGACGGAGGTCGCAAGTTAGCCGCAAGTTATAAGCAAGTTAAAAAAGCAAGGCAACGTCTAACTGTTCGGAAATTCCGAACAATCCCCAGCAAGTTAAATTGGTTCAAAATTTGTACCGATACGGTACTAAAAAATAGAAAGGAAAAATCAAAATGAAAAAACTCACTTGTATCCTCGCGGTTATGCTCATGCTGTGCCTTTGCACCGTAGCATACGCCGCAGACCCCGTAACTCTGGATATAACCGCGCTGGACTATCAGACCGGCAAGGCGGTATCCAAGACCTACGTCAACAACGAGCTGTTTTTGCTCAAGGTTGACCTGGG